TCTACAGTTTGATAACTTGCATTACTTTCTGCAATAACTGCATCATCACCAACTAAAGGACAAATTTTTTCAAAAAATGCTAAAACAAAATCAGGATTATTACCAATAGCAGGGTCATCTTTAAAATCTCCCATACCTAAATAATCTAATGTATTAGCAACTTTAGATAAGTTATACTCGTAATCATTACCACGCCATACATCTCTCAATGTTTCTTCAGCTTCTGCAAGACTCATTTCTTCTTCACGTTCTAAATAGTTTTCTTCGTTTTGACCTCTCATTAATTCATAATGGAGTAACGCTTCTGTTTGCTCATTAGATAAACCTAAAGTATGTGCTACTTCTTTAAACTCACTTACTTCTTCTTCATCTAACTCTACATGAGAAAACTCTTCTGATAATTCAAGACTATAGTCTTCTGCAGATGGTGGTATACCTAATGCTTGTCTTCTTTGTTCTATAACAACAGGGTCTTCAGATGTCATAAAATCTTCAATCTTTTGACCAGTAAGACTTTGCGAATGTATCGCACCTTTTGCCATTTCAACAGGGTTAGTATATTTAGACCATATTGAATGTTTACCTAAATCATCAGGTAAAGAATCAACCCATGTTCTATTAAAACGACCCTCATTATCTAACATTGAAGCATCATCAGAAATTTCTTCTTCATAATGCTCTGTATCTTGTACTTCTTCTTCAACACCCTCAGGTGCTACATCTTCATATACTTCTTCCGACATATGACTTCCTTTTTATTCATATTAATTGCCCATTTAACTTTAAATTACTTACGTCTATAACCTGACATAGTTTTTCTCATTTTTATAGATTTAGGTTTTTTAAGTTTTATGTTTTTCTTTAAATTTTCAAGAATACTATTTCCTGATTTTTTAGTTTCAGCAGATGACTCAGTTGTTTTTTTAGTACCTCTACGTTTTCCTGCAGAACTATATGTTGGTTGTTCAACAGGTTTTCTAGTACCTCTAGAGCCTAATCTTTTCTTAACTGCTTTTTTATTAACAATTTCTTGTACTTCTTCTTTTTTACTTTTTTTAGAAGTTGGCACTCTGTTTTTACCAACACCTGCAGTTTTTGGTTCTTGATTAGGTTTTCTAGTGCCTCTAGAACCCTTACCTTTTGAACTATAAGTTTTTTGCTCTACAGGTTTTCTTGAACCTCTAGAACCTCCATGACCTTTCTTATGCATCTTATTTCTCCTCGCTTATTAAAGCTTTTATATATCTAATTAAATCTTGCATACCATTACGATATGCACACTCTGCATGAGATAATTGACTTCCAACCTGTTCATCAATTAATGCAAATGCATCTATATCTTCTAAAACTCTTAATCCGTCCTCTGTATTAAAAACTCTTTTATACGAACCGATAAGAATATTTAATTCATCACTGTTCAAGATTTATATCCCCTTGTTCTACCTGACTTATTATACTAGATGGGTCAACTGCACCACTTACTTTTTGAACTGCGTCTGCCAGTGCAGGTGCTTGTTTAACCATCATTTGTTCTTGCATCATTGCAAATTGTGCTTCACGTTCTTCCATAACTTTACTTGGGTCTTTTAATGCGTTCATACTAGAACTATTAGCATACCATATTTCTCTAAATAATTTATCAGGCTCTACATTTTGTAAAGACATTTGCATATTAGGGTCACGAGATGCTAATTCACCAAAGACTCGTAAAGTATTTATAGCACCCATTGTTTCAAATGATTTAGTAGCCATAGATAATCTACCTACATAATCTATCTCATACGTTGGGTTGTCTGCTAATGCTTGTGGTACTTCAGGTAAAAGTTTTCTTTTTTGTGCTATGTAATACAAATGTTCCATCATTGGATTAACATGTTCATTTAAATATCTACTAACAAAAGGTGCTAGTGTCATCATATCAGTAGTCATTCTTTCATTTACTTCTGTTGCAGTCATATTCCTGTAATCTTCTAAAGGACGAAATAAATGATTAAAAAACATTTGTTTAATCTGTTTTTCATGAACTTGATACATTTCAAATGCTAAATTAGAATCTCCTGCAGGTTGTAATCTTTCAGGTTTACCATTAGGATTAGTTGCTCTCCATTTAATTATAGCACCTGCTCTATTGCTTATATTACTAACACTATCATCATCAGGTACTAACCATTGTGCATTAGACCTTTGTTCAGCAGATAAAACCATTGAACGATAAATAATATTTGTTCTTCTTGCAGTTCCTAATATCATGCTCATAGGAGAACGACCATAGATTTCATCGTTGCCTTTACTAAACCTTGCAACTTTGTAAGGGTTATAGTCAAACCCACTTTCTAAAATAATAGTTCCTTTTTCTCTACTTATGTGAAATGATGCGAATGGTTTCTGTGTGTTCTTTTTATCTGCTTTCACATAATCTGTTCTTGGCATAATAAATTGTATAAAAGTATATTTACGACTTCCGTAATCTTTTGATTGTTCTTCTAACTGGTCAAAGCCTGCTTTTGATAAAGCTTCTGCACCATATTTTTGTATTGCTTGTCTAAGAGTTAATTTAAATTCTCTAGCAACAGTATCTACCTCACCAAGATAATTTTCTTCTAATCTAACATCACTGATAATATGATTTCTAAATCTTACTATTTCTTTATCATCTTCTTCTAATGTTAAACAATTTGTACCAAAACAACCCATACAAAGTAATGCCTGAAATTGTTCTTGTGCAAAATTAGAACCAACAATAATTTGATGAATAACTCTACTTACTTGTTCAAAATAATATGCTACTTGCTCATCTGCCATTAACATAGGATTAGGGTGTCTATACTTTGCCCATACACTATTTGGTGGAAACATATGAGAATAAAAACCTGATGCAAAGTTATAGTTGGCTTCTATACAAGTATCAATCATACGTTGTGGAGATTTTTCTAATCCACCATAGCGTACACGATTGATGTTATCGTTTGTTGGTAAACACCAATCAGCACATTCTTGCCATAGGTTTTTCCAATTACCTAAAGCATACTGGTTCATGCTATCAAATTTTCTTACAAGATTTTTTCCGTCCATTACATACTACCTTGACCTAAAATACTTTTAGATGCTTTTTGTGGTGTTTGTTTACCTAACTTACTAACAGTTGGTTTTCTTTTTGATAAAATCGTAGAACGTCTACCTTGTCTCTGACCTGACTGTGCTGATGCAACTGCTTGTTGTCCTGCAGTATCAACTCTTGTAGGAGCAGGAGATGGTGGTGGAGGTGGTGGTGGCGTTGGTGGTGCTTCTTGTTTACTTCCCATAATAATATCCTAACTAATAACTTTTGTTTTGTGTTTTCTTAAATAATGATGATGACGTATCTGCAACAGTCATACCTTTACCAACAGTATTAATCATTGTTGGTTTAAATGTATCTTGTTGAGAACCTTTAAATCTTCCTGAAGTTTTTCTTTTTGGTTTCATTTTACCCATAGCATTCTTTTGGTCTACAAGTCTACGTTCGCTAATATTCATTTCTTTATCAGCTTCTGATGGTCTTGGAGTAATAGCAGGTGGTGGTGGGGGTGGTGCAGGTTTTGGTGCTTTATAAGATGTACCCATGTTAAACTCCTACTTCAAATCTGTTTTTATGTTTTTTAAAATCTCTTCCTCGTAAGGAAGTTCTCCATATCAAGTTTTTAATTTTTTCTTTTTCAACTAATCTAATGTTGCCATCAAAACGTTCATAAGCAACATATTTCATATTTTTCATCGTATAATGAAAAGCCATATTTGGGTCACCTGCGAGAATGTATATAAACCAAGTATCTAGTTTGTCAAGTATAATCTTTGATTTTTTTCTTATAGACTCTGAAGAAGTTTGATATGCACAAACAAAACAATCATCATCTGAATGAAATTCTCCTACTGTACCACAGTGTTCTATTATTTTGTAAAATTCATTAGGATTATCTTTATACAATAATTTTGCTCTATCAAATGGCTTCATACTATAAACTCACTTCCGTCCACAAACTGTGGTGTTTTTCTTTGTTGTCTTGTTTTTAGATATGGGTCTATCATTCTATTATGCATTGCCATACCTAACATTCTTACTGCATCTGCTCCATGAGAATGTTCATTGTGTAATATCTTACCACTACTAGCATTCCATTGATAATTTACTAAATGTTCTAATAAAGTATCAAGTTTTGAATTAATCCATATAGTTGGCAATAGTCTTCTTATTATTTCAATATCATCTCGAACAGAATTAGTTTTTGGTATTGACCTAACATCAAATCCATACTCTGTTCTACAAAAATCAATTATGTTTGTTCCTGTGTTACCCATTCGTTTCTTTGAGTCATGTGGCATAAAATGTCCTGCATAGTCATAGGGTTTGCTATTTATCACATCAAGATAATGTTTTATATCATGTCCTGTGCTTTCGTAGTAATCAATAATTTGTATTCTATCTGTTCTTGTATCAATGTGTGCAAATACTATAGCCGTTGGGTCGTCCATACCTAAATCCCAAAATGTATATACCATATCACCTTTTTGATAATGCAATGGTGCAATCATTCCTTTTTGTTCTAACTTAGCCATTTCATATCCGTACACTGAGTTTGCTACATCTGCTACTGCTTCGTTAAGATATTCTTGTCTAGCTAGAGAATATGAAATCATTTTAGAATCTACTCTGTCCTGAACATTCAAATACTTCAATCCAGTGAGAGGGTCAGTCTTACCAAGTAACTCAGGATTTAAATTCATATCTTCACTTACCCAACAGTATCGTTTAGTTTGCTGAGGAGTAAGCCATTCACAAAACCAATTAGGGTCATGTTGGTTAGCTTCATACATTTGGTACAACAAATTTTTTCTACCTCGCATTGTACCATTCATAATTATCCAAGCATTACCCTCATCTAAAATCGGAGATAAAAATCCTGTAACCTCTTCTTTATGCAATGAAAACTCAGACAAGGCGTATCCGTAACCCCCCTGCCCTACAAAGTCTAGGTTGTCTGTACCACTGAAGTTTACGACTGAACCATTAATCAATCCTATCTTCATATCGGTATTATTTTTGTACGCAACTATTTCTTTGGGAAAGATTATATCTAACAGGTTACCTGATAATCCATTGATAGTTACGATGTTGTTCCATATAGCACGTTCTGCCCATTTACGTGTAGGAAATAAATAATAGTAAGAACCTACTCGTTCTATTGCACGTTGAGATAACATACTTGCCGTTGTTACATCTTTGCCGTGTCGTCTTGCCCAACTAATTAAAATATTCTTACTACCTGCTTCTAGTGCTTTCCATGCACCCATTTGATAATCTCTAGGTAATATCTGTGGCAGGCGTATGCGTAATTCTTCTAAAAGTTCCATATAAGGCTAACCCAATATATAATTCCCAAAGAGATTAAAATTTTTGCGAGATTATACATTATTTTTTTGTCCAATCTATATCGTCATAGTTTTTACGATATTTTGTTTTCTGCCCAGTTGTTCTTGAAAAATTATTATTATCTAGTGTTTTCTTCCAATCTCTTTCGTCCTGTGCTTTCTGTGTATATCTGTACGGGACGTTTGGTTCATGATAGCCACTGTTCATCTGTCAACTCCTCAGGTTGTTCTCCTGTGTAACACATTAGACATACAAATTCAAGAGGAACATTATCTACACCCATGATAACCAGTACTGGATTATCCTGACTGTCTACACAACAACATCTTTCGCAACTCTTAAATTTAATCACAATGTATTACTCTTTCAAAATCTGTACCACAGTATGGACAGAAGTTAGGGTCATTTATTCCTAAAGGCAACTCAAAAATAAAAAAATGATTTCCACAATCATAGCAAACAAACACTGATAGGTCTTTCACACGTATAGGATAACTTTCCAAAATTTTCTCCTTGTTTAGACGGGTCTATACTATTTTAAAAAAAATTCGAACAAAACCCGACGTACCCCCCAAAAAAATACCCTGCCTACATTTTTGTAACATTGACTTTTTGTGTTACATTTTTGTAGGTACTATATGTTGTGGTTGTCATTTTGTTTAACTACTATATCTTGTGGCACTACATCTTGTGGGTTGGTTTCCTCTGCACCACTATATGATGTATGCTCTAAAACCTCCATATTTGCGTTTTCAGGCACTTTCTCTTTCAGGTGGTCAATATCACTAAATCTTATTATTTGTATAATTATGCTACGATTTTGAGCCTCTAAGCCTAGATATTTA